TCACGCGAATAGGTAATGATCTCGGGACCGGATTCCATCTTCAATAAAGTTGCAGCTTGATCCCATCTTGCCTTTTCCATATCATATGACAATGTAAACGTAGGCAGATCCATTTCCTCCATAATGTTGTTCACTAAGAATTTAAATGCTTCAAAGTAAGGTTTACCATGAAACACGCAATCCATAAGTGACATCTCAATTCTCATCTCTAAATCAGGTAACCAAGCCTTCGCTTTCACATACCTCACTCTATCAATGATCGTTTTCTTATCAAGGGGAGCCTTATACTGTCCAGTGGACTCGTCTAAGACAAAAGCTCTTTTTAAGAAACGCACATCTTTCCAGTTTGAGAATGGTTGGGTCATGTGACGAGGGTTCTTGGCGCCGTCTGTCATTAAAATTCCGAATTCTTCAAGTACCAGCGCAATTGCTCTGAGGTTATACCAATCAGCAACTTGCGCCTTCACAGTAACCATATTATCATATCCATATACCACAGCCTTCACATTTTTGTCAAATTTTTCTAAGGAATAATATTCAGGGTGATCTTTGGCAAGTAATAACCAAGCAACACGTAAATAAATACTATTAACTAAGCTATTACCGACAGCAGTCATGGGCATACCTGAAGCCATTCCTTGATTAATCTTTACTTGCACATTGGTAACTTGTGAGGTTCTGTCGTACACATAACGGATCAGAGTTTTACGAGCATACTGAGTCTTAAAGTCTCCTCCCATTGTTCCATTACAGATATCGGCAAAAGCATCCAGTGTTTTTGGATGGATTGTAGAATCGAATGCAGTGTAATCCGCATCAAATACTAAATCCGAATTTTCTTGAAGTCTATTGATCATCTCACTCCACTCAACTCCGCTCATAGGGTTAATTCCAACCTGGGCATCTATCTCATGTCTATTATACATTAATAATGCAATAAAAGGCAGGAAAGCTGCACGCTCAGCTAAAAGTAAATCAAGAGGGGGGTTAGCAATACCACGGGTAGCAGGTTTCACAAATATTTTTTGTCTTTTTAAAATTTCATCCTTCATGAACTCTTGGAATATGACATCATTCACCATCTTTCCCTCTTTCGCATTTTCCACAATAGCCTCATATCTGTCAATTACTTTCTGAATTATACACTCTCTAATTGGCATTCCATTGGGATAACAACCTACTTCAGCGAAGCAACTTGCCTTCTTTTGGAGACCTTCCAGTGAATATGGTAATCCAGGTGAAGTATGAAAATTAATAGCATCGAAATACGGGGCATCAGGCACTCCATTAATGGCTTCTTCGAAAGACAGCATATTGCTGGGCTTGTACGGGTGATACAAGTGCATATACTGACTTGTCAGATGCTCTACAACGATAGATAATTCACGTGCCGGTAACTCTTTAATTTTCTTATTATATTTCCCCATAATGTCAGAACGAGGATCATAATCGCATGGAGCACGAGGATCATTAGGTCTAAGAATAGCGGGCACTCTAAAGGGCTCATCAGGGAAGAAGCGGCTAATTGGACTGGGACGATACGATGTAAACATACTACCACGGGTGGCTTCCTCGGGAGGAGTGACCTTCACTACTTCTAAATTATACGGGGACATATCGATCATGGGGACGTATCCTGCTTCTAAGCTCAATACCATAGACATGGCATTATCACGTGCTTCATAAACAGGCTCGGGTAGATTGTCTAACATACCTACGGGGAACACAGAAGTTTTACTATCTAAAAGAGCTTCAAGCTGCTCACGACACACGTACTGAGAAATACCACAACCTAAATCGCGACCAGAGTTAACACTAGCAACATGGATTCCGAAAATCTTACCACCTTGGTGAGGGAAAATGAGGAGTGAACCACAAGTTCCACCACCAGTGGAGGCAGGATAACTAAACCCATCCAGATACACAGTAGTAGCATTACGAGGACCATCAGAACCATCTAAGTTAACATACGTGTTTAAAGTCTTACCTCTAAGTCTACGCTT